AAGCTGCGCGCGGGCGGGCACACGGACGCCGACGAGGTTGTATACGTCGATAGTGATTGTGTCTTCATCACGCCGGTCGACTTCCAGACCTGGCAGTACCCGCTGCTGTGCACGCCCTGGGAGCAGGTTCCAGACGCCAAGGCGGCTTGGTACGAACAGACCAAGACTTTGCTGGGATTCGAGCCGCCGTTCGAGACGATGCGCAGATTCCCATTCGTCTATCCTGCGGACTTCGTACGCGAGGTCTATGCGCACATTGGAGGAGTCGAGCGTTGCTTGTCCTTGCTCGCAGACTACAAAATTCAAGGCATGAGCGAATTCAACGTGCTGGGAAACTACGCGATCGTTAAATGCCCAGAGAAATTCCACGTCCAGCGCACAGACCTGGGACCATTTCCGCCTGATATCGTTCACCAATTCTGGAGCTACAGCACCGTCCACGATCCGAAGGTGCGCGGGTATCTTGTCGGATTGGGGCTGCTATGAAATTCGTCAAGGGCACCTTGCCCGGTATCGAAGGCGTGCATGACATTGCCGTGCTCGAAGGCGACACGCACATTTGCAAGTGGATTGAGCAGAATGGTCGACTCGACCAAGACGCGAACATGATCCCGAGGTTGGCCGATCTGAAGCTCATCAATCAAGAGTCGGTGGTCTACGACCTTGGGGCCATGGTGGGCGATCTGACAGCTTGGTTTGCGAGCCTGCGTCCCCGCGCCGTGGTGGCATTCGAGGCGTATGCAGATGCCTGCGCTTGCCTAGATCACAACATGCGGCCCTACATCGTCAGTGGCATGACATCCGTCTCTATCATTCGTCGACCAATTGGCAACGATGAGTCAGTCATCGGGTGCGAGTGGAAGGACTACCCACAAATGGCGCAAGGGGATCCCGACGAGAACAAGGGCGCTCGCACCATGGTCATGTGCAACCGATGGACGCCAGACGGCCCCGTCTACACGCTGCGGATCGATGATCTTCTGAAGACGGACAAGGCTCCGCCGCCACCCACTTTCATCAAGATCGACATCGAGGGTTGGGAGGTGAAGGCACTGCGCGGAGCCGATCGAACCTTGCGCGAGCATCACCCTATCATTCTCTGCGAGGTCTACCGAGGAGCCCTTGAGCGAGCAGGCAACAGCCCCAAGGAGCTACACGCGCTACTGACCAGCCACGGGTACGAGATGCGCGACCTGTATACCGATGAACCCTGGCTACCAGACGACGAAAGAACTGCGTTCGACGTTATCGCTAGGCCGCGATGATGGACAACACCGTCTATACCTACTTCCAGCCGGTACCAGAGATCGACTTCCGCCAGTGCAGAAGATGCGTCACGGGCTTATGAATTTGCATTGGCCAAGAAACTTGGAGGAGAATCCCGTGTGCACTGACGAAAATAGCTACAATGCGATGCTAAATAGAGCACGGAAAAGGGGAGTGAATCCCGCAACTATTGTGGATCTGGGAAGTTCCGACGGTCGGTGGTCCGATATGGCGCGCGGTGTATGGCCAGATGCCAAGCTGCTGCTCATCGACGCCAATCCTGTGCATGAACCGGGCGCGCGGGTGTTCTGCGCGCGTACCGGGGCCAAGTTCGTGCTAGCCCTTGCCGGCGCGAACGTGGGAACCCAGCACGTGCGCTTCAACACGACTGACCCATTCCAGGGCATCGACGCGCAGCACGGCGGCGAGCCCGTGCCGGTAACGACGGTCGATGTGGAAGTGGCGCGGCTCAACCTTCCGGCGCCCTACCTGGTAAAATTCGATACGCACGGGCACGAAGCGGCGATTCTTGAGGGCGCCCTCGGCGTGATGGCCAAGGCGTGCGCGGTCGCCATGGAGGTCTACCTGTTCGAGCCGTGTCCAGGCGCTGCCTTGATGCCTGACATGTGCAGGCGCTTGGAGCGCTTCGGGCTACGTGCATCGGATCTATGCGAGCCGCTGCGCCGGCCGCTGGACGAGCGGCTCTACCAGGTCGATATGCTGTTCGAGCGTATCGAGGCCACAGGCATGCGGACGGGCGGGTACTTCACGGACGCTGGCTGAGAATTACCGCTGCCAGTTCGTTCGCCTCGTTGGCCTGTTCTGTTGGTTCGCGAAATTTTTCGCCACCATAGTGGTATATCGTCTCGCGCTCATTGCTCACGATCTGAGCTGTCCAATCGTCAAGAGTTTTCTCGCCGAGACTGAAGGCACCGGATAGAGCGCGCAGGGTGCGACGCTTGATTTCTTCGCTAATCATCTTCCGTAACCCTTCTTCGCACTGATCAAGGTTTCGAGGGGAACCCATTTCGTTCTACGTGTACAATCTCCGTATCATCCAATTCTCCATCCACAGTAATGTGGCCCACAATTGTAAGCACGACAGCAGTGGTCTGGCTAGGATCAATCACCATAGAAATACGAGTCACCCCTTCTAAGGGCTTACCGTCCAGCTCAATAGAACCCTCGTATGCGTTGCCTGGTAGTGTGATCTTGATTTTGTGCATTTCAATCCCCTTTCTCTTCCGCGATCTTACGTCGCACTGGCCTCATCCCATAGCACAATCGGATCCTCCCGATTTCGCCCTTGGCAGTAGTGGTGAGCCAGATCGCCCCGCGCATGTCTATGGCTCCGTTTCGTCGTCGCCCGCGTTTCGGGCAGGTCAGCGATCCGTCTAGCTTGGCCACGACCTTCTTCCATGCAAGAACATCGTCCGCGGCGCGCACGAAGACTTCGCCTAGGGTCATGATAGGGATGCGTTTCCCTCTATACCGACGTGCCCCCCATACCTTCGTCGGCCGCTGAAGGCATAGCGTCCCGCAAAACTGCCGATTTATTAGGACGCACCATTACGGATTTTTCCCTGCGGCATCGCGCGCGGCGATCTGCTCCCTGAGTAACGCCGCCGTCCCTCTGCGAATCGGCAACGCAGCCACCGCGCGCGTGAGGGCGTCTCGGCTCATTCCGAGTAGGTTGGCCGCATGGCTAATCCCTCCCTTCGCATCGGCGAAGCTGCGCAGCCAGGTGACATGTTCCGGGGGCATCACGGTGTTGTTCTTGTGCTTCATGCTCTTGATGGAACACCACCGCGAAACCCGTGTCAATTAGTTTGTCAACTAGACACTAAACGGCAAGAATCATGCCAAGATGTCGCAAGCGCACTGCCATAAAGTCGCAACAAGTGCCACTATGTCAACATGGCAAGCAAAAAGACGGCGACCGACGAAGCAACCGCCCGCGCGTCCAAGCTATCCCAGCTCAAAGCCGAGGCTGACCAGCATTCCGTCATAGGTCTTCACGCCAAGGCCGCCAGCGCGCACTACGAGCGCGGCGAGATGCACGAGGCGGCCGGCAACGACAAGGCAGCAGCAGGCGCATTCAAGGCCGGGATGGAGTCGATGGGCAAGCACGCCGAGCAATTCGGCTGCGCCAAAGACTGCGGCTGGATGAAGGGCGGAAAGTAACCTTGCGCGAGTGCCGAGCCTTCGATCTTTTCACGCTTGGGACACAGCGTGTCGGCGATGCCGACGGCGTTCTGACCGTGCCGGGCGTGATCGCGAGGGCCGGCAACGTCCAGGAATACCGAGCGAGCGAACTCGACCTCGATGGAGATCCGAACCGCATCGTCCGCCTGTACCGCCCGCGCGAGGAGGTGGTCAAGTCGGCCGCCACGTTCGCAAAGAAACCGATCACGAACGACCACCCGCCCGGAAAGTGGATCACGACGCAGAACTGGGACCGCTACGCCGTTGGCGATTCTGATGCCAGCGTCGAAATGCAGGGCGATGACATGGTCACGACCCTGATTTTCCGCAAGCAGAAGGCGATCGACGATTTGAAGGCGGGCAAGGTCGGGCTTTCGAACGGCTACAAGTTTCGTTTTGACGACAGCAGAACGAGCACGCCAGAGGGCGCGGCAGTTGACGGGTGGATGACCGACATACGCGGCAATCACATCGCCCTCGTCGACCAGGGGCGTGGCGGCCCCGGATGCGTTGCCGCCGACGAGGATGAGAACAAACCAAAGGACAAACCCATGCCAACACGAATCACAAAGATCGGGAAGCATTCTTGCGATCTGGACCTCGCGGCAGCCGATGCGGCCGACGAGCAGAACGCTCAAATGGTGAAGATGGCCGCGGACCAGAAGGCGGCTGAGGAATTGGGAGAGGCCGCAGAGAAACGGGCGACCGATGCCGAGGCGCAAATCGCGAGCCACCTTGAGAAGATCAAGGCGCTCGATGCCGAGATCATCGAGCTGAAGAGGAACCCAGCCGCACCGACGGACGCAGCCATCGAGAAGGCGGCCGAGCAGCGCCAGGCCGTGATCGCCGATGCCGCCATTCTGGTAAAGGATCCAAAGCCTGCCGGCAAGGGCATCGATGCCATTCGCCGGGAAGCTCTCACCGAGGCTTCGAAGAAGCACGCCAACGTCAAGGCGGTAGTGGATTCCCTTCTGCACGGCGACGAAATTGCCAAGGCGAAGTCGGACCAAGTCGAAGCGGCTTTCTTGGCCTCGGTCTCCATCGTGCGCAATAGCTCCACCGCGGTCGATGCCGATCTCGGCGGCGACATGCTCCGCATTAGTGCGGACGACAAGAACCCCAAGGATTCGAAGGCGAACGACGGGAGCGCAGGGCTCACTGGTCGCGCGCTGTACGTTCACCGTCTCACCCACCCAAAGGCGAGAGCAACGGCGTAGGCCGGGAAAGCAAAAGGAGAAATCACCATGGCAATGTTTACGACAGGCGGAGGAGCACTCCTAGCGCTCGGATATGCCGGCCAACCGGCGAATACCGAAGAGTGCTCTACATTCTCGTTGGACAACGAAAGCACGAGCAGCGGCATCGATAGCGCTGGGATGATTGACTTCGGCATCGCGGTAGCTCGCGGGAGCAACGCCGGATGTTGCAAAATCATCAGCTCTGACGATCATCTCCCGATCGGCATCACGGTTCGGCACATGGCCGACCAGGTTGGTGCGCCAACCACCGGATACATCGGTTACAAGCCGACGATGCCAGTTCCGATCATGTACCTCGGCGACATCTACGTTAAGGCATACGAGGCTGTGAACGCTGGCGACCAAGTCATCAGCGTAACTGCCCAGGGCGGGAAGCTCTCTGGCCCGAAGTCGGGCGTCGTAGGTTCAGGTCGCGTGCTTGTGCCCAATGCCCATTGGGTGAACGCGACTGCGGCGGAAGCAATCGGGCTTGTCCGATTGACCGGCGTCAACAATCCACGGACAACCACCTAAAGGAAGGCTGGAGTCATCATGTCTCAAGGAATGAAGGAAGTAACGGTCATTGACACGGAGTCCTGCCAGAAGCGCCAGGTTGCCGTCGATGAAGCAAGGTGGAACGAATTGCACGATGGTTTCATTACCAGCGGCGCAGATAGGCCACTAAAGGCCAATTCCGTTTGGCGGTCGGCTCAGGACGCAACGGAAGGCATGGCGTTCCTGGTATCTCAGTTGGCCTTTACCGAGGCCGAGACCTACAGCCAGGAATACCAGGACGTCCAGTTCCGCGATCTTATGCCGGTGACGGCAGAAGCTGGCCCCGGAGCATCCACGGTTCGCTACCAGGGTTTCGACAAGGTCGGGCGCGGCAAGCGCATGTCGGGCGGATCGAAAGACATGCCCTATGCCGATGTGTCGGCGAAGCAGGCTGAGATCCAGGTTGTCGACGGCGGCATCGGCTACCGATACAGCCAGACCGAGCTACTGCAAGCGGCGCAGATGATCCGTCCACTCCCGCCCGAGCGCATGGCGGCTGCTGTGGACGGAGCCGAGCGTCACCTCAATGACGTGGCCATGCTCGGGGAACGCGCGGACGTATCTGGTAACGCCAGTTACACCGGGCTTTTGACCCAGGTTGGATGCACGACTCACAATGATCTTACCTCCGGCTACAACGCCGCATGGTCGAACGCATCAACCACGTTCGACAAGATCCTCGCAGATGTCAACAAGGCGCTCCTTGCCTTCTGGGCAGCGTCGAATTACATCCTTTTCCCCAATACCTTCGGCATGGCGCCGGCTTGCTTCACTCCGCTGGCTACTCGCTACAACGCGCTCGGGACTCGCACACTGTTGCAGCTCCTGGAAGAGAGCAACATCGCCACCGCACGCACCAAGAAGCCCGTCAACTTCGTTCCTATCATCCAGGCGGCTGACCAAGGAGTCGCGGGAAGTGGAGCTACTGGCAAATCTCGCTGCGTGTTGTACGTGAACGACAAGCGCCGGATCGTCTTCCACGTTCCGATGCCTCACCGATTCCTTGCACCACAGCCCGAAGGTCTCGATGTCTCGGTTCCCGGCATGTACCGCTACGCGGGCGTCAACCTGCGCTACCTGTACGGCTTGATGTACCTCGACAACATGGACTAGGGCGTGACGGCGGCGGAGTTCAAGGCGTGGTTCGTTGGTGGTCAGTTCAACGTCGTAGATAACTCGGTTATCGAGACGTATTTGACCAGGGCCACGCCTTACTTCGCGGTTACGCGCTGGGGGAATTGGTACACCGAAGGACTCGCGAATTTCGTAGCACATTACATCGTCATCGACCGCGCCGAGGCGAGCCAGTCCATCGACGAAATCGACACGGACGATTCGACCCTGGACAGCATTGGTCCCATCGAAAGCAGGCGAGACGAGAAGAACGTCGAGATGATGGCGAAGGATCCGATCATGCGTACCGAATACGGTCGCCGCTATGCCTATCTGCGCCGGCTAGTTGGAGCCGGCGGGGCGGTGGTCTGATGGGTTCGCTTGCTCGCATCCGCGCCAAGTCGGACCAGATGATCCGAAAGTACGGAAAGCCTATGACCATGACCAGGGTCGCGCCTGGCTCGGTCAGTGTTGCCGGTGCCGTGACGGCCGGCGCATCGACCACCAATTCCACGACGGGAGTTTTCCTTCCGCTCACGAGCTACACCGATGATCGCGAGGAGCGCAAGTCACTTGCCCAGCGCAAGGTTCGCTACCTGCTCCTATCAGCCAAGGGCATGACCTTGGAACCCCAGCCGCAGGACCGCGTGAGCAACGGCGCAGTCATGTGGCGGGTGGAAAGCTCCACGCCCATCGACCCCGATGGAACTCCGATCGCGCACAAGGCGCTTGTGGTGCTGCTATGAGCTTCGCGGTGGAGGTCAACTTGTGGAGCGTGCACGCGCTTGAAGGTTTGCGCGGGCAGCGGGCAGCAGGGATTCTTGAACTTTGCAGTACCATCATCGCCGAGACGCCAATCAAGACAGGGCTGGCGCGCGGGAACTGGCAATCTAGCCTTGGATCGCCCAAGACTGACGTCATCGATCGCCGGCCATCCATCGCGGCGGTAGAAGAACTGGCCGAGATTGTCGGGGCGATGAAGGAAGACGAAACCTTCTACTTCACCGATTGCGTTCCCTATGCGACGGCGCTGGAATTCGGGCACTCCCAGCAGGCGCCCGCCGGCATGGTCCGAAAGAACATCCAGCGCTGGCCCAACGTGGTCTATAAAGCGGAACCCTACGTGCCCAAGGCGAAAGCGACGGCAAAATGAGCCTAGTTGACGCCAAATATGCGCTCATAGACGCGGTGGTGACTACGCTCGCGACGATTCCGTGCGCGCGTGAGAATGCGCCTTTCACCAAGCCGACAGACTCGAAATGGGCCGAACTATTTTGGATCGCCAACCAGCCGGAAGGATACACCCTAGGCGATACCGGGCAGGACATGTACACGGGGATCGTGCAGCTCGACCTACACTATCCCGCTGGCACCGGAGACACCGCAGCCGATACCGACGTCGAGACATTTCGCGCAGTTTTCAAGGCTGGGCATGCCTTCGTCCACAACTACCAAGCGATCACAGTCAAGAATTGCGGAGCGCCACATCGGCGCAAGGAAGACAACTGGTTCATCTTGAGCGTGACCATCGGGTGGTACGCGCTCGTACCTCGATAAGGAGATCATCATGTCTGACGGCTCAAGGCACAGTTTAGGCTTCATCGTTGAAACCATTGAAAACACAACGCCGAGCAATCCGGCGTTTCAGGTGCTGCGCAATGCCGGCGTAACGCTGGCTCTCACCAAAGATTCGCTGATGTCAGAAGAGATCCGCTCTGACCGGCAGAAATACGACATGCGCCAGGGCGCGAACAAGGTTATCGGAGACATCTCGATCGAGCTGTCATACGGCACCTTCGATTCGCTCCTGGAAGCCCTGCTTGGCGGCACTTGGGACGGGAATGTGGTCAAGGCCGGGATGACCCGCAGGTCATTCACCTTCGAGCGCAACTTCGCCGACATGACGAAGCCATATCACCGCTTCACAGGCGTACAGCTTGACAAACTGCAACTGACGGTCAACGCGAACGCCATCATCAAGGGCCAGTTTAGCGTCTTCGGTCGCGGGGCAAGCGCTCCGTCTGCGACGATCCTATCTGGCGCTACCTACGTCTCGCCGAGCGTGACTCACGTCTTCGACTCGTTCACGGGTACCATCAGCGAGGGCGGCTCGCCTATCGCGGTCATCACGGAAATCCAGATCAACATCAGCAATGGACTCGGAGCCCGTCACATCGTCGGGTCAAAGAATTCCCTAACGCCGTCGATCGCTTGGTTCGACATCGCAGGAACGGTAACGGCATGGTTCACGGACACCACCATGCTGGAAAAGTTCATCACCGAAACCGAATCCTCGATCTCCTTCACCCTGACCGACGTTGACGCCAATTCTCTCACCTTCAACATTCCCCGCGTGAAGTACACCGGGGCGCCTCCGGACGTGAAAGGGATTGGACCTATCACGCTCGCGATGCCATTCCAGGCCCTGCTTGATACAGGCACTAGCTCCAACATCGTCCTGACCAGGGCACCGGCTACGTAAACATCAAACGAAAGGTAAAGTGGTGGAACAGACAACGCCCAAGCCGACCAGCATGACAGCCTTCTTCACGAGGGCCGTCGCGAACGAAGGGATCCGCCTTGATCTGGAATTGCCAACCGGGGGCAAGTCGGGAGAATGGATACACGTTCTAGGCATCGACTCCGACCGATACCGCAAGGCCGAGACGGCGCTCATGCGTCGCCTGATTGATCTTGCGCAGATCAAGGAAGATGCGGTCAAGGATCAATCGCGCACCGATGAGGAAATCACTCTAGCGGCAAGCCTGGTCGATGCCTGGTCCTTCGAGGAGCCATGTACGACGGAGAACGTCATCACGCTGTTTCGTGAAGCTCCGCAGATTCAGAAGCTGGTCGATAGGGCGGCGTTCGATCGTGCCCGTTTTTTCAACAAAGATCCGGAGAACTCCTCCGGCACGCCGAGTCCCAATTCAGGTTAGCGAAGGTTCCCAAAGGGAGCACGCAGACCCTTCGGGTGCACTTGGAGCAGGTTGCAAAAACTACAGGAGTCAGACCGCCAGAACTTGACGACATTCCACCATTGCCAGCGGAGCTACGATACATCTGGGATTGGTACTACCGAGAGCTATGGACATCAGAACCACTCACCTATTCCGAGTTGATGGCCTGGGCTCAGGCGGTCGGGATAACGCTGCGGCCACGAGAAACACGCCTGCTTGTGTCGCTCAATCGCGCACACGTGGTGATCGCTAATGCCTGACACGGCGAACCTTCAGCTAGTCGTCAACTCCGAAGGCGTGCGGATTGCCAACGAGCGACTCAAGGCGCAGACGGAGGCCAGCGCGGCGCTTGAACGCGCGTCTGAGCGCTTGGCGGCAACCCTGGAAGCATCCTCCAGACAACAGGCGGCTTCAGCACAGCGGGCCGCTGCGGCTGCGGAGCAGACGGCCCAGCGTAGGGCAGAGGCGGCGGAACGATCGGCGCAGCGAGCGGCCGAAGCCGAAGCGAGGGCGACGGCGCGTCAACAGGCTTCCGAAGAAAAGTCCATCCTACGCGTCAAGAAACAGCTCATGTCTGAGGAGCAGCTCATCAGGCAATCTGAGAATGAGCGCCGCCGCATCATCATCGAGAATACGACCATCACCGAGGCACAACGTGCCGAACTGCTCAAATTGAGCGCTGCCAAGACCCAAGGACAGCTTGCCAACATGGGGAAGAGCGGAGCACAGGGAGGTGCTCAAAGCGGGATCATCGGCGAAGTTGGACCGATGCTCGCGGGAATTGTCACCCTTGGCCTATTCAAAACCGGCATCGACAAGGTGATCGAGGAGACGGTCGGGTTTGAAAAGCTGCGCGCGCGATTGCAAGGGGTGACTGGAAGTATCGAGGGCGCCGAGTCTGCTTTCGCCAAGTTGCAGCAGATTTCCAAAGGGACCATGTCCACAGAGGAGGAATTGACCGAAGTCTTCCTTCTCATGCGTGCCGCTGGCGTAGATCCATCGGAAAGAGCACTAAAATCCTTTGCCAATATCGCGGCTGGGACCGGGCGAAGTTTGGGCGAAGTGGCAGAATCTGCGGTGCATGCGTCTATGGGGATGGCGCGAGCTTGGCGTGCATTCCATGTGCAGGCCGTTACCGATGGCGACAAGCTGCACCTGACCTTCCGAGGGCATACCGAGACCATCAAAAACGAGGCCCAGTCGATCCAAGAATACCTCATCAGGATCGGCGAGACAAAATTCAGCGGGTCTTCCGAGCGCCAGCTCGAAAGCATGGGCGGCAAGATCAAGATTTTGCGCCAGGAATGGAACGAACTTTTCCGCGACATGGGAAGAGGGATCCTCGGAGATGTCATCAAGGCGGACATTGAAGGCGTAACGCTGGCCATAGAGGCATTGAACAAGAGTCTTGGACTTGGTGGAGGAGGTTTCAGCAAGGCGATCACCGTCGCCCAGAAAGCCGCTACATATGCCATCGTCGGTTTCGAGTCTCTAGGAGCTAGTGCCAAGTATGTCAACGATGTCTTGGCGGCATTGGTCACCAAGAGCACCCTGGCGGACGCTAGGCGAAACTTTGAATCAGAAATGGCCCGCATTCGCGCCACCGGGCTCGGTGCCTTGGCCGATCTGGATGCCGAGCAAAAGAAGCGAGAAAACAAGGCGAAAGAGAAACCAGAGCTTCCAGAAGCCGAAAAGGTTGGCCACGATAGAAAATACGACAAGAGCGCCGGACGTGACCGAGAGCGCGAACTAGCTGAATTGAAGAAGGATCTTCAGCTATCAGAGAGCGCGATCGAGTCCTCATACGAAAAGCGCCAACAGTTGATCGACAAACTGACCAAAAAGGACTCGCAGGAAAGGTACGCCTTTAATGCTCAGAACCGCGCTAAGGCGATGGACGAACTAACCAAGGGGATGAAGACAGAGGAACAGAAGATCGAGGATAGCTTCCGCATTCGCGAGGAAGCCATTGTCAGATACGCGAACAAAGAGAACGGCGAGCGAGAGCGCCAGGCGAAGGCGAATAAAGACATACGCGACAAGGAATTGAAGGATTTGGCGGACAAGAAGGATTCAGAGTACCAATCCGTACGCAATTCCCTGAAGAAGGAAGAGGATGTCGTCCGAGAGTCCTACGCCAAGCAGCGCAAGATCGTAGAGGATAGTCTGCATGGTCAAGAAGAGAAGCGGGCAACGCTCAGGGGATTGGAAAAGAAAGAGGCTTTCGACATAGCAGCGATCCGAAACAAAACAGAAGGCCAGGCATTGCGCCGCGCTGACATGCTGGCAGATCCAAATGATGAACAGTCGGCCATCAAGCGCGAACGAGATCACAAACTCCAAGCACTCACCGAATTGAGCCGCGAAGATGTAGGCCGAAAAGACATCAACCTTCAGCGCCAGATCGAAGAGGCAAAATACCGCATCCGCGCAGAGTACGCGCGCAAAAGCACAGAACTCGAAGTACAGCACATGCAGCAAGTCTCTCAGAATGCGGAGACTTTGTTCGGCAACCTTGCGACCGCGGCGAAGAAATGGGGTGGCGAGCAGAGCGGGATCTATGAAGCTATGTTCGCTCTTCAGAAGAGTTTCGCCGTCGCGGTTGGCACCCTGGACATGTTCCAGAGCATCGCGAACGCACAGGCCGCAACCGACCCCATGACGAGCGCCATTCTTGCGGTGAAAGCTGCGGCGCAGGGTGCGGCGGTGCTGGCTGAGATCTCAAGTACCAATTTCTCTGGCGGGCACGACCTGGGCGGGCGTATCCCAGCAGGCTCTGTCGGGCTAGTCGGTGAGCGCGGGCCGGAGTTCGTGCGTGGCCCTGCTGATGTCACGAGCCGATCGGATACAGCGAAACTACTTCAAGGCGGCGGTCAGCAACGCATCCGCATTGTGAACGCCTACGACGCCGGGGACGCCGTCCACCAGTACCTTAGCAGCACGCAGGGCGAGCGGGTGATCGTCAACCACGTCAAGCGCAACTGGAAGACCATACGCGCCGTAGGGGGCACGGCATGACGACGTCAGTCTGGCCCTTCATGCCCCAGATGGACTTGGTCGAGAGCCTTGAGTGGCGGACTGACGTCATCAAGTGCCACGACGCCGAGTACCGTTTAAGCCTGCGCCCAATGCCTCGGATTGGCTACGTCTGCAAGTACATCCTCGACGACGTCGACTACGGGGCTGCGCGCGAGCTGGCGCGCACGGTGGGCGGAGATCCAGTGTTCGTCCCTGACTGGCCAAACGCTACTCAGATCCCTACCATCAGCGCCTCAACAGTATCCTTGCCCATCGACGTCACCTATGCGCCCGCCTACCGGGTTGGTGGCAGCGTGCTCGTGTGGGGTAGCAATGCGAGCTACGAGGTGGTGACGGTGTCCGGGCTCGGCTCGGGCATCATCTCCATTAGCGCGACGTCGAGTGGCTATACTAAACCGTGGATCATCCCACTGCGGGTGGGCACCTTCATGCAGGAGTTCACGGGGGAGCGCGGCCCGCACGACTACACAGAGGCGGAAGCCGTGTTCGACTGTGTAGACACGGAAGACCTGCTAGCGGCCGACGGTGGGCTCGTCTACCCCGTGTACTTGAACGACTCTTTGATTACTGACCAGGTGGAGATCATCAACGATGCACGCGAGACGAACATTCGCGAGGTAGAGACGCTCGACTCTCAGACCGGGCCGATCCACCGATACCACATCTACGCCACCCCTAACCAAGCGGCGAAGCTGGCATGGACGGCGCAGAATGCGGTTACTCTCTGGGCGATCCGCGTGTGGTTGCACACTCGGCGCGGGGAGTGGAAGCAGTTTTGGACGTCGAGCTGGAACGGCGATGCTGTCGTGGTGGCTGACATCCACCAAGGCGATAGCACGGTGCAGATCGGCGCGATTGGGTTTGCGACCAAGTACACACTCCCGACGGATATCGTGATTACGCATGTCAATGGCGATTTGATTTGCGGGCGGGTTGTGAGCGTTTCGAGCGGAGGCGCAGGGATCGAAGTTCTACACCTTACCGGTGTCACCTGGTACAAGGGACCGGGGCACACCGAGATAACCTTCGCCGTAGCCGACATCGTGAGCACCTGTAAGCTCACCCTCTCTCGGCTCGACTCTGACCGCATCGAGATCCAACACTTGCCAGGCCGGCAGGCGACCATCGCCGTAGCTACCAAGGAAGTCCCGGTGTACCCATGAGCTACGCCACCCTAGAGGTCAGCCAGCAGGACTCGGCTCCGGTGCAGTTGTTCCAGTTCAATCGCGGGAATACTACTTGGCGGTACGTGGCTCTCCCGGCCTTGTTCACGGCGCTGACCCACGATTGGACCCCGGAAGTCATCAGCGTTGGCAACATCAGCAGTTCTAGTGACGTCCCCAAAGATACTATCAGCATCACGCTACCGATTACCAATGCGATGGCCGCCGCGTTTCTCGCCTACGCGCCCGACGCCGTGACCACCGTAACGGTGTTCCGCACGCATTATGATGATCCTACAAACGGGCTAGCGATTTGGAAGGGGCGCGTCTTGAGCGTGAGTGTTACGGTGGCGACGGTCACGCTCACCTGCGAGCCGGTGTTCGTCTCGCTTCGCAGGCTCGGGCTGCGCGAGACCTACCAGCGGTCATGCCGCCACATCTTCGGCGGCCAAGGCTGCAACGTGGATCGTGAGGCGCTCAAGATATCGCGCGTGGTGACTAGTGTGGTGGGCGCGAAGGTCACCGTGATAACCCTGACTTCGCTCGAGGGCTACGTCGGCGGGTCGGTCAAGGCGTCTGACGGTACGCTGCGGATGATCGTAGGTGTGTCTTCGGGGGAACTTACCTTGATGCGCCCTGTGCTGGCCATTCTGCAAGACTTCCAAACGCTTGGCTCGGTCGGGTTCTCCATCTACCTCTATCCGGGATGCGACAAGTCTACCGGCACGTGTCGCGACACTCACCACAACCTCGGCAACCACGGCGGGTGTCCGGGTATCACTGGAATCAACCCTATGTCGGGGATGAGCAGTGTTTTCTAGGAGGATGTTCTAATGGCTTGGCTCGTCGCCGGTGTGTTGGTTCTTGAGTTCATCTACTCACTCTATCAGCGATGGAGCATGAAGGCCCCCGCTGCGCCTAAGCCCAATTCGATGGACCGGCCTACGGCAAACGAGGGCATCCCCATTCCCGTCGTGTTCGGAAGTCGAGCAGTGAAGAACGTCAATATCACATGGTGTGGCGATAAGTCCGTCACAGGGAAAGGGGCTATGCCATCTACGGATAGTTCAGTAGGTTACTGTTACTGGGCCGGGATGCAGATCATGGTATGCCACGGTAAAATTGATGCTTGGCTGGACGCCTACTATGCCGACAAGTCGTGCGCTCCTAATGGTCTGGTAACGCAAGAGAGTGTCAACGGGCTTACAGGAGTGAGGCTTAATTCTTATGACGGCTCGACTCCGTTCGACAACAACACTCTTGTCCCTTCGAAAGAAGGTGTGTTTGGCCTTGCTGCGCTGAATGATGGGGCGGTGAACAACGCCGGGATCGACGCAGGCGTCAACGACTACCTAGCGCAGAATATGAGCTTGCCTGCGTCGGACGGCTCACCTCCCACTTTAGATACAGCGCTAGGACCGAAATACTACGGCATCGCGTCTGCTGTCTTGGAAAGGTGCCTGTTTGGGCCATCCCCCTTCTTGCGTCCTATATCCTTCGCAGTGAAGCGCATCCACACACGCAACGGCGGCGACACGCAGTGGTATGACGCAAAGGCTGAGATCGCCCCCGGCACACGCAGTAGACAAGACGTGTGGAAGTACCTAGTTGTAGACCCCACCGATGGTTACGACTACAGCAGCATAACACTCGACGATTCGGCGTGGGCACAAGGGCATGGTGGAATAGGGAATGCCCCGGTTGGCTTCGACGCCTCTTCTGGGTTTTCCGTCGGGTACACTTGGCAGAACTATGCAATCCCCCCTACAGGGACGTGCCTACCTCCAGACGGTACGTTGGTTAAGGTAGACAGCTCGGGCTCGGGAGGCTACGAAGTCAAGGAAGGGCTTAAGCTGTGGTTGCGCTGGGACATGGGCGCAATACCTGATTATCCACTCACTGTGCAGTGTTGGCATGATGACAGCGGAGCGTTGTGGTTCAATGAGCACAAGATCACGTTGACCCCCGTAGTGTCAACCTCTAACCCCGAGATGGGGCACTACCAATCGACTGCCGTGATACCTAAAGAGTACATCAATGAAGCAGGCCCAAACGTAGTTGCGTACCGTGTAACCGACACTTACGACCAGAGCACGCCGCCAAAGAAGATAGGGTCGCACATTTTCATCTACGCCGGTATCCAGATCGGCGTAGATGCTGACACTCCCGCCGGCCTGGTCGACATGAATCCGGCGCACGTCATTCATGAGGTCTTGACCGACTCGCTGTGGGGCATGGGCTACACGGACGCGGACCTGGACGACGACTCTTTCAAGGCTGCGGCCGACACCCTCTTTGCAGAGGGGCTCGGGATATCGTTCGTGTGGTCGCAGCAGATGGCGATCGAGGACTTCCTTGCGGATGTCCTCCACCACATTTCGGGCGTGCTTTACATCGACCGCACGACGGGGCTCTTCGTGCTCAAGCTCTTGCGTGAGGA